ATTAACTTTTTTTGAAAACGGTACTGGTTGTTTTGGTTTCCACACTTTAAATGGTTCTGATGGTCTTGCTTTTGTAGATGGTGATGGTAGTAGTGAGCGTTTAAGAATAGATTCTAGTGGTAATGTAGGAATTGCAACAACCAGTCCGAATCACTTGCTCGACGTTGAATCAGTTGGTGCATCAATGAGATTATACAATACCACTTCCAATGGAAACACAGAATTTTTTATAACAACTGCTGGAACTACAGGTGCTTCTAAAATTATGTTTGGTGATACTGATGATGCTGATATCGGTAAGATTATTTACAGACACAATGGTAATTCAATGGCTTTTGAAACTAATGATAGTGAATCAATGCGTATTGATTCAAATGGTACTTTACTTGTAGGTACTACATCAGCACAAAGTGGTACTAAATTTCAAGTGAATGGTGTTTCGTATTTTCAAGGTGTCAATACTACAAATGGTACTGCTGTTTTTGTACCTGATTCAAATAAAGGCACGGCTCAATCACATATACATTATGGCACTACTGGTGATTGGTACATAAGACCTGCAAGTAATAGTGGTAAGGTAGTAATTGCTGATAATGCAGGTATGCTAGTGGGCATTGGGACTGCTTCACCAAGTGTACCTCTAACAGTTAATAATACAACAGATAACTCAGATATTGCTATTTTTCACGCAGGTGGTGGTACTCCAAACAGAGGTTTAAAAATAAGCACATTTGCAAATGTAGATGATAATGCAGGTGTAGAATTTGATGCCCAATTTTCTAACGGTGCCTTCAAATTTAGTTCAAATGGTACAGAACGTCTAAGTATCTCATCAACTGGTCTTACAACAATTAAAAGAACTGGCATTACTGGTGTTACTAAAAACGATATGACACTTCATATCGGTTTTGAAGGTAACAATGGTCAAAACAATTTAATAGGTTTCGGTTATAATGGTGTTAATGCAATACCTGCTTACATAGGTTTTACAACAACAAGTGGTAGCACTAATACAAAAGGTGATTTGATATTTGCTACAAGGTCAGTTGTAACAGATTCTGACCCAACGGAACGTTTGCGTATTGATTCAAATGGTAACGTAGGAGTTGGAACTACCTCGCCTTCTTCCAAATTAACTTTAAGTGATACAAGTTCTAATAGTATTGTACAAGCTCGTTTTATTAACGATGCTAGAGATTATGCAATAGGTGTTCACGGCGGATTGTCAGATTCATTTGTTTTATATGATGATACAGCAGATGAAACCCGTTTGGTTGTTGATACAAGTGGCAAGATAGGCGTAGGCACAACTTCGCCTTTAGCTAAACTTCATACATCTGATAATGATGGTGGAACTATTTATATAGAAGATGCTAATGCAACTAGTACATATAGCATTACTAGTTTTACAAATGGGGCTGGAAATTTTAGTTTGGATACAAGAACAAGTGCAGGTTCTTTTGTTGCTACTGAATATCAAATTTCTAAAAACGCATCAGGTGCTGATTATCATAGATGGTTTACACAAGGAACAGAAAAAGTAAGATTAGATTCTAGTGGAAACTTAGCAGTTGGAACGACATCGCCTGATGGACAACTGCACGTTAAAGGAACTAAAAATAAAACTTTAAAACTTGACCCTACTTTTTCAACTGGTACTTTTACAACGTTAGCTTTTGCAAGAAATGGAACTGATAAGTGGAGAGTTTTTCATATTTCAGATGATAGCTATTTAAGTTTCTTCAACGAAAATACTTCAGCTCATCAACTAAGTTTAGCGTCTGATGGGAACGTAGGAATCTCAACGACATCGCCTTCTCAAAAACTTCACGTATCAGGAGGACATTTAAGATTAGATGATACTTATAAAATAGAATGGGGTGGTAGTAATGCAAGAATAGATGGTAGTAATGCAAGTGACTTTTTAAGATTTTTTACTTCTGATTCAGAACGTTTGCGAGTTGATTCAAGTGGTGTTACTCATATTATGGGTGCAAGTGCATCTACTAATAATTCTTTACAATTAGGTTATAACTCTACAGCAGGTTCTGCCGAAATATCTGCAAAATCTACAAGTGGAACTACACATTTTGAATTTAGTACTTCAAATTCAGGTACTACTTCAGAAAAAGTAAGATTCACAGGTGTTGGTACAGTTGGCATAAATCAGACTAGCCCTGATGGCAGACTTCACATAACGTTTAATGATGCCTCAGGTGGTACTATAAACGTTGGTGCAAGAATAGAAGCAGAAAGAACAAATTCATCTTCTTGTATTGCTTTTAAAAACCCTAACGGTACTGTAGGTACAATACAGACTTTAGATTCTGCAACGTCATATAACACCTCATCTGACTACAGATTGAAAGAAGATTTACAAGATTTCAATGCTTTAGAGATTGCATCAAAGATTAAGATGTATGACTTTAAATGGAAAGCAGATGATTCAAGAAGCTACGGTGTAATGGCACACGAATTACAAGAAGTAGTGCCACAAGCAGTAAGTGGTGAGAAAGATGCAGAAGATATGCAACAAGTAGATTACAGTAAGCTAGTACCTATCTTACTAAAGTCGATACAAGAACTTGAAGCTAGAGTTAAAGAACTAGAAAAAGAGATTTAAAAAATTACTATATTTGTTAAAATATTAAATACAAAATTATGGCAAAAGCAAAAAATACTTATTCGTGGAACTGTAAGACAGTAGATTGTTACCCATCTAAAGACGATAATACAGACGTAGTTTACAATATACATTGGAGATATACTTGTACTTCTGATAAAGTAGATGCAGAGAGCAATCCTTATACTGCAACAATCATTGGAACACAAGTTATATCAACTGATGATATTACTGACTTCATACCTTTTGCTGATTTAACAAACGCAAAAGTCACAGAATGGTGTGAATCAGCTCTAGGTGCAGAAAAGGTTAAGGAGATGAAAGCTAATTTAGATGCACAGATCGCAGAGAAGATAAATCCTACATCTGTAACATTATCAGTATCTGAATAAAAAAAATTATACATTTCTTTATTTAAGTTTGTAGTATTATTTGTTTAACAGTTTAAAAATATAATACTATGCCTAGCACAGGACTTATGAACGGAACACTTCTTGTACTTCAAATTAGTACAGATGGTAGTTCATTTACAAATCTCGGACATTCGACATCATCCAGTTTATCATTCAATTTAGATACGCCTGATGCGACCTCAAAAGATAGTGGTGGTTACAGAGAGGTGATCGCAGGTGCAAGATCAATCGACATTAGTTTTGATTCTTTTGTTGCCTATGATGATACTGTAGATGTGGATACTATGATAGGACACGCAAATAATAGAACAAAAATTCACGCAAGATTTGGTACTGCTGTAAGTGGTGATACTACTTATGCAGTTCAAGGATTTATCAGTTCTATTGATTATACAGCAGATGCAGAAGCACCTATTACTTTCTCAGGTACTTTTACTTCTACTGGTGCAGTTTCTATAGGTACTAACTAATAATTTTTATATTTTAATTATTAGTAGTAGTTTTACTTAATGAACAGTAAAAGAGGTTACATAAAAATAGAGATTGGAGGGAAAGAGAGAACCCTCCATTTCTCTATGAATTTCTGGTGTCACTTTACAGAAACTCTCGGCATCGGTCTTAATGATCTTGAAAAATACTTTACAGCAGAAAACCTTAACATATCATCAATCAGAGCATTGATATATTCAGGTCTTATTGCTTACGATCAAGAAGAAAAGAATCCTATTGATTATACCATTTATGATGTTGGTTCTTGGTTAGAAGACTTTGGTGCAGAAGAACTTCAAAAGGTAATGGTTGCACTTACTGAATCTAGGATACTTGGTAACGATCTTAATATGGGAATACCAAGAGTATCTAAGGAAGAAGTAAAAAAAAAGTAGATACTAATATTTGGGAAGACATCTTAGATTTTTACATTGGTCAATGTGGAATCCATCCT